GGAGAACATCACACACCAAAAGAAGTATCTAGGATAACCACACTTGGCTTGGGCCATTTGGATGATAATTCAGAAAAGTTATTATTTCCACTTGACAACATCACAGAGACTTGTTACATTATAAATGTGAGCGAGGAGGACCTCAACACAAATGATGACGTAATACCATCCATTAAGGACATGGCTACCATCAATAAAGAAAAAACAAGAGAGACCTCGTTCGCTGTGTATCAAACTCCACATGAAACACACTTCTATGTGAAGCACTTTACACACTTTATACAAAAAAAGTAATAAAAAATCCTTGACAACAACAAGTAAAAATGTTACATTATAAAGGTAATCAAAAACGATTACAAAGAACTCATACAACAATGGAGGAAAAATGAGTATCACTAACCAATTCCAAGTAAACACCGTTACTTTTACCAAAGCCGATGGAACCCAACGAACTATGAACTACATTAGTTTTTCGGATCTTCCACAAGGCTTTGCTAATCAACGAACCTTGGCACCTGGCTTTGAGGTAGTTTGGGATGTTGATAATAATGCTTTCCGTACGATTAATTTTAATCGACGTGTCGGAAACATTCAAACCGCTACTCGCCAAGTAACTATTACTCGCGCATAAACCCCATAGAGAGTTTTGCTGGTTTCTCATGCAAAAAACCTTCACTTTTTTACTTGACAACACTTGACTAACATGTTATATTATGAATGGACGTAAGGTTAAGACCCTGCGTACCTTAGTGATTAAACACAAAAAAATAGCAACTATAAGGAGACTAAATTATGGCTATTAATATCGAAGCAATGCGTGCTAAACTGAACGCATCCCAAAACGGGAAAAACGCTAACTCAACTCCAAGTTTTCGTTGGCGACCAAGTGAAGGAGATCAAGCAATCCGTATCCTACCTACTTCGGATGGCGACCCCTTTAAGGAGTTTCACTTTCACTATAACGTAGGTAAAAATCCTGGTATTCTTTGTCCAAAGAAAAATCATGGGGAAGATTGTCCTATCTGTGAGTTCGCATCGTCACTTTGGCGAGACGGAGTACAGAATGATGATAATACTCTAAAGCAAGAAGCTAAAAAACTTTTTGTTCGTAAACGATATTATTCACCTATTATCGTTCGTGGCAAAGAATCTGAAGGCGTAAAGATTTGGTCTTACGGAAAAACAGCATATGAAACTTTGCTTGGTTATGTCCTTGATCCTGATTATGGAGACATTACCGATCCTGAGAGTGGAACTGACATTGTTTTAAATTATAATGTTCCAGGAACTCCGGGTTCTTTTCCTAAGACTACACTAAAGCCTCGTCGAAGACCATCGGTCCTCTGTGATGATGATGTAGCAAACTGTGAAGAGCTACTAGATTCTATCCCAGAAATCGAGTCACTCTTTGATAGAAAGTCCACCTCCGATGTGCAAGCAATGCTTGACGACTTCTTGTCCTCCGATTCGTCCTCCGAAAGTCGCTCAAGTGAGACCCAAAAGTACTCTGATAATAGTGGTGGTTTAGACGAGGCATTTCATAACTTTATGAAAGATGATTGAGTCATAGTCCTCCTGTGAGAAGGTTTTTGCCGTCCTCCTTCTGTTGTTGTGTTGTGTTGATTAAAAGGACGGCCCCTTTCTTACTGCTGAGACACAGTATAAAATGTCTCAATTTTTTTTAATAATGAGGAAATAAAAATGAAATATGTTATTATGAGTGCCGCACTGATTGCATGTAGCGGTGAAAAAGAAGACTCTGCAGAAGACACTTCAGCCGTGGAAGAAGTAGAAGAAGTTGAGGAGTCTGAAGAAACTGAATCTTCCGAAGAAACTGAAACTGAAGAATCAGAAGAAACCGAGGAGACTACAGAAGAATAAATACACCAAGGAGGTTAAATGGGGAGTGTACTAAAAATGTCATCTAAGGCAGGCAAAATTGATCTATCAGCCATGAAAAAAAGGATCAATAAATCTGTGGGCATGGATGTTGCTCATGATCTTAATGAAGACAATCCGACTGCGGTTACTGAGTGGATTCCCACTGGTTCCCGTTGGTTAGATTCGATCATTTGCAGAGGAAAACTTGCTGGTATTCCAGTAGGTAAGATCATCGAAATCGCTGGTCTTTCTTCTGCCGGTAAGTCTTATATGGCTTGCCAAATCGCTGCAAATGCTCAGAGTATGGGACACTTCGTTGTATACTTTGATGCTGAGTCTGCAATTGACCCCTTGTTCCTAGAACAAGCAGGTATAAATGTAAATGATGATTTCATGTACGTTCAGGCAGTCTCAGTGGAGAAAACTCTAGAAACAATTGAAATGTTAATGTCGGATTATCCTGACAACCAGTTCTTGTTTATCTGGGACTCTATTGCAGCAACTAGTTCTGAGAAGGAACTAGAGGGTGATTTTAACCCACAAAGTTCAATGGCGGTCAAGCCTCGCATCTTTGCTCGTGCTTTTCCAAAACTTACCGTTCCCCTCGCAAATCAGCAATGTACGCTGTTGCTCATTAATCAGCTGAAGACAAACATTACCAGTAATGTTGCCGAGGCATTGACAACTCCATACATCGCTCCCGGCGGTAAGGCCATTGAATACTTCTCCTCATTACGAATCTGGCTCACCAAACGAAAGGCGAAAGCCGCTTATGTTACTGATGAGACAGGTGTGAGAAAAGGCTCTGAAGTGAAGGTCAAGATTGAGAAATCTCGATTCGGATCTGAGGGTCGAACCTGTGGCTTCAAAATTCTTTGGGGCGACGAGGTTAGGATACAAGATGAAGAATCTTGGTTGGAAGCTATCAAGGCTTCTGGGACTGATCGCTTTAAAGTTGGTGGCGGTTGGTGTTATCTGAAAGACTCGCAAGGTAATGAGACAAAGTTTCGAGCCGCCAACTGGCTACAGAAACTAGATGATCCATCGTTCAAACAAACAGTCTTTGACATTATGGACGAAGAGATTATCAAAAAGTTCGATACTGAAGGAAAAAACTTCGGAGTCGATGAAGAATAAGAATCATGTTTTGATTTATTCATATTATTACTCCTTTTGCCCCCTTGGTTAATTCCTTGGGGGTTTTTTATTGTTTTTGCTTGACAAATTATATTATTGTGTTAGATTACTTATAGGAGGACAAAATGAATAAAATTAAATTTGCTGATGTTGTATCTGATTTATCATGGGGCGACACAGGAAAAGGAAAAGTCACCTCTTATCTTGCAAAGATTGGAGATTATGACTTTGTTTGTAGATGGGCCGGAGGCAATAATGCTGGCCATACAGTGTTTGTTGATGGCAAGAAATATAAAACCCATCTCATTCCAAGCGGTGTTTTTCACGGAATAAAGTCCGTTATAGGGCCTGGTTGTGTTGTACATCCAGTTTCGTTTATGAAAGAGATCAACTACCTTAAGGATAACGGCTTTGACACTTCTCTTGTTAAGGTGTCACCCAAGGCACATATAGTACAAGATTCTCATATCAATTATGACTCTCAGAATCTCTCTAGAAGACTTGGAACTACTTCCAAGGGTATTGCTCCGTGTTATGCTGATAAGATGGCTAGAACTGGAATTAGAGCCTCTCAAGTACTATCAGATGAATATCTGTGGGATGAAAAACTATATGGAAAGATCTTATGCGAAGGTGCTCAAGGATTCTACTTGGACATTGACTATGGAAACTATCCTTATGTAACCTCATCAACCACCTTGCCTTATGGTGCTTGTTCTATTGGGATACCACCACAAAAGATTAGAAAGATCTTTGGAATTTGTAAAGCATACGACACAAGATCAGGCATCGACCCTGATTTTCCACCAGAATTGCTAGATGATCCAGAGTTAACTTTGATTGGTGATCTTGGTCAAGAATATGGAGTTACGACTGGTCGTAGAAGGACTGTTAACTGGCTGAATGTTGACAAGCTGGCGCATGCAATTGAGATGACAGGTGTAACCCATTTGGTTGTTAATAAGTGCGACATCCTGAAAGAAGCTGGTATATTTAGGATCATCGAGAGTGGAGAGCCTGTAACAGCTCCTGACTTTAAACAATTTAAACAACTAATAAAAAGAGAAATAGATAGCTGTGATCATATGATTGAGGAGATTATCTTTTCGGAAGACCCAGAGGTATTGTAAATTTTGAGATGAAGAAAGTATTGGTTAAACAAAAGTTTTGTGAAAATAATTTTTTAGCATTCTTGTCGGAGGAAAATGACAAAAAGTTTATTGTCAGATTAGCAATGAATGTTGACATTATTATGCATTTCCCAAAAGAAACTCATGAGTATGAAATATTGGAGGAACAATGAGTAACGTAATTTTGATTGATGGACTTAATATGTTTTTAAGGAGCTATATAGTCAATCCAACGCTTGATGTACACGGTAACCCTATCGGTGGCTGTATCGGTTTTCTAAAATCCCTACAGAAAGTTTGTAGTCGATTTAATCCCAGTGAGGTTATTGTCTGTTGGGATGGTCATGGAGGATCAGAAAGTCGAAAAAGAATGAATAAAGACTATAAACACGGCAGAGCACCAGTTAGATTTAACAGAAGGCTCATAGACTTACCACCAGAAAAACAAGATGAGAACAAGGCATATCAACTCATAAGACTGATGGAATACCTTAA